ACGGCGGCGGCGGCAGAACCCTGCAGGAGAGGGTCAGGCAGTTCGGCAGGACGAACAGCGTGCGTGACGCCGGGCGGCTCCTCGACGAGATCCTTTCCTGATTACCGCTCACGCCGGGATCGCTCACCCGGAGTACCCTTTAATGACGATGATTACGAACACCTTTACGACCTACACGGCGAAGGGTCTGCGAGAAGACCTCAGCGACGTGATCTACAACATCGACCCGGTTGAAACCCCCTTCATGACGGGCATCAGCCGCAATTCCTGCATGGCGGTCTACCACGAGTGGCAGACCGACCACCTCGACAATGCCGACGGCACCAATGCCCAGGTCCAGGGCGACGACGTCACCACGTTCGATGTCATCAATCCGACCCTGCGCCTGGGCAACTATACCCAGATCAGCCGCAAGACGGTCATCATCTCGGGCACCGAGGAGGTCGTCGACAAGGCCGGGCGACGCTCTGAAATGGGCTATCAGGTTGCGCGCAAAGGCAAATCCCTGAAGCGCGATATCGAGACGATCCTCCTGCAGAACCAGGCCCGCGCCGCCGGCACGGTGGGTGCAACACCGGCCAAACTGGCATCTGTCCTTGCCTGGCTGACGACCAACATCTCGATGGGCACGGGGGCTGCCGCCAGCCCGCCTTCGCCGTCCGACGGTACGGTGGCCCGCACCGACGGCACGCAGGCTGCCTTTACCGAGACGATGCTCAAGACCGTATTGCAGTCGATCTTCACGAATTCGGGCGACGAACCGGACATGGTGCTGGTCGGGGCAAAACAGAAAACCGTGTTCTCCACCTTCACCGGCAATAATACTCGCTACATCAATGCTGACGAAGAAAAGCTCACAACAAGCATTGACGTTTACGTCTACGATTTCGGCTCGGTCAAGGTTGTGCCGGACCGTTTTATGCGGGTCAGGGATGCCCTCGTCATCAATTCGGATCTGTGGGCGATTTCATGGCTGCGGCCGATCCGTCTGGAAGACCTCGCCAAGACGGGTGACGCACAGAAAAAGCTGATGCTCGGCGAATACACGTTGGAGGCAAGGAACGAAGCAGGGTCAGGCGGTGTGTTCGATCTGACCTGAATCGAGCTTTCTCTCTCTCACGGGCGGGCGGTTCCTTACGGGGCCGCCCGTTCTTTCCAGGATTTATCGCATGTCCGATCTGAGCGGCAGCAACTGGACCGAGATCGACGCGGGCAATACGACAACACCGCCTCTCGGCTGGCCCGAGGGCCAGATGCCCAGCACCGTCAATGACTGCGCCCGCATGATGATGGGGGCGCTGAAGCGCTTCTGGAACCGCCTTAACGGCGTCGTTACCACCACCGGTGGCACCGGGTACACCTACACAACGGCGAACACCAGTTTTCCAACCGCCTACGTCACCGGGGAGACGTACCGGTGGAAGGCACATCGCACTTCGACGGGCGGCGATGTCCTGCAGATCAATTCTCTAGCCAGTCATCCCCTCTATAAACGCGGCAGCAGCGGCCCCTCGCAGATCGCGGCGGGCGATATCGTCAGCGGCGATATGGTTTCGGTCACCTTCGACCAGGCGCTGAACGCCAGCGCCGGCGGGTTCTGGTGCAATGACAGCATCGGCAGCCTGAGCAAGACCGATGCCGCCACTAACTACGTTCCGGCGAGCGGCGGCACGATCAGCGGCAATCTGGGCGTCGGCGGCACCCTCAACGTCAGTGGTGACTGTGGCCTCGGCAGTACCGCGATCAACGGTATAGCAGCGATCTATGGCACCGGGCAAGCACTCGATATCCCCAACGGCAGCATCTCGGTGGGCGGGTACGTCGCGGCAGTCGGGATCGTTGAAGGAGGCACGCTGGCAACGAGCGGCAACCTGACCGTCAACGGTACAGGGACGCTTGGCTATATTCATTCAACCGGAAATGAACAGATCGACGGCAGCCTGACCGTCAACGGCGCGATATATTGCAATAACTATCAGACCCTCTCTGACGCACGGCAAAAGCAGGACATCGAGGCGGTTCCCGGCGATTGCCTCGATCGCGTGCGCGCCATTACGCCGCGCACTTATCAATGGGCCGGGTATTGGCGGCAATCGGGACGCCCCGACAACAGCGATGATGAGCAGGGCAGACTGAAGCGCCACTGGGGCTTTATCGCGCAGGAGGTCGGCGCGGTTATGGGGCCGCGCTTTGGCGGTCACCTGACCGACGAGACGGGCACGCTCGAGCGCCTCGCCTACAACGAACTGCTCGCGGTGCTGTGGGGTGCGGTGCGCGAATTGTCTGACGAGGTTGCGAGGTTGCGTCAATGAGCTGGCGATTTCTTCATCAGGACCGTGAAACACGGCAACGCACTGATTATTATTACGATGCGGACAATGACCGCGATGTGCTGCGCTACAGCGAGGACGTCGAGCCGCAGCTCGAGGCCAATAAGAAGCTCGCATCTGCCTGGGACGGCTGGAGCGGGAGCCGGGAGATGCGTCTCGCCGCGCGCATCCCGCCGAGCGTCATTTATGAATGGTTCAACAAATATGGCGTGCGGGCCTGGGACAAGAACCACGCAGCTGCGGTGCGCCGCCTGCTGAACAGCAATGAGTATCGCTATCTGCGCATCGGTCACTTCATCATCTGAGACAAGCGCATGTCGATAAACAGTTATGCGAGCCTGCAGCTCGCAATCATGGACTGGCTGGCGCGCCCCAATGATCCGCTGATCTCGGGCGCCGTCCCCGACATGATCGAGATATTCGAGGAGAGCGCGCGCGACCGGCTCAAGACACGCTGGAACGAAGCACAGGCGACAATCAGCTTTGCCCCCGGGGAGTTTACTGCGCCGTTGCCGCTCGACTACTGGCAAGCCAGGCGGATCTGGTACAGTGACAGCAACGGCAACCATGATCTGATCTATCAGACGCCAACCAACCTCGACCAGATGTGGGCGCTGCAGGGTGCTCAGGTAGCGTACACCATCGAGGGCCTGACTCTGCGCACCATCGGCAAGGCCGCCGATGTGCCGGTGCCGCTCAACATCGATTACATGCAGGGTCTGACGAGCCTCAGCGAGACGGTGCCGACCAATTGGCTCCTGGCAAATTATCCCTCGGCCTATCTGTTCGGCACACTGACGATGGCGGCAGCCTATATCGGCGACGATCCCCGCCTGCCGTTGTGGCAGCAAGGCAGCGAGGCAGCCATCAACCGCATCCAGATGGCCGACCGCAAAGCGCGCTTCCCGCAAGTCCTCGCGATCCAGACCGATGTGGACAATCCATGAGTCATCCGATGATCCTCGAGATACTGTTCGTCGTCAGCCTGTTCCTGTGGTTCCTCTCGCTGCTGCCGGTGGCGCAGCTGACGCAGTTCGGCTGGGCCAATGCCTGGCTGGCGTTCATCTGCGTTCTGCTGCTCGGCCTCTTCCTGTTTGTGCCAGGACTGCGGTAATTCACCGTGGGATACTAGCCGCATGATCCGCGTCGAACACGCCGACATGCTCGAGGTGATCCCGCGTCTCGTCGCCGAGGGCGTTGTGGTGGACGCGGTTTGTACTGATCCGCCGTATCATCTCGTTGCCGCTCATGCGCGGGCGCCGTCGCCGATGCGCGATGGGACCATCGCGCGCACGATTGGCGGCTTTATGGGTCAGCAATGGGACGGCGGCGACATCGCGTTCCGACCCGGGACATGGGCGACGGTGGCGAGCATCATGCGGCCCGGCGCATTCCTCGTAGCGTTCGGGGGCACGCGCACGCATCACCGGGTCTGGTCGGCGATCGAGGATGCCGGTTTTGTCATTCAGGATACGATCATGTGGCTGTTCGGGTCGGGGTTCCCGAAGCGGCGCGATATGTTGAAGCCGGCATTTGAGCCGATCTGCCTCGCCTACAAGCCGGGTGGTAAGCGGACGATGAGTATCGATGAGTGCCGGATTCCCACAAGCGGCGATCATTTCCGTAACGGCCCGATCATTCGCCGCAGTTCAGTTTCCGGCGATGACCGAAACGGAGCGGCGGCGGGCATGTTTGCGCCGGGACAGGTTGGTTATCCGAAGCAATCAGACTTGGGCCGCTGGCCCGCCAACATCTGCCACGACGGCAGCGACGAGGTGATGGCGGCGTTCCCGGAGAGCGAGAGTACGGCGTCATCGGGTTCTGTCCGCCAACCGAGCGTCTCCATCGGGACTTTCCAAACAAAAGCACGGTCAACATCAAATCCGGTGACAGACGGCGGTTCAGCGGCGCGTTTCTTCTTCTCTGCCAAGGCGGGCGCGCAAGATCGCTGGGGATCGCGCCATCCGACCGTGAAGCCGGTCGATCTCATTGCGTGGCTGGTAAAGCTGGTTACGCCACCCGGTGGGACGTTTCTCGACCCCTTCGCCGGCAGCGGCACCGCTGCGGTCGCCGCGCTCAAGACCGGGCGCAACGCGATCCTGATCGAGCGCGAGGCGCAGTACGTCGCCGACATTCGCGAGCGCATGGCCTTCTACGAGGGCGAGGGAAAGCATTCGGCCGTGGTCAAAAACCGCAGTCGCGAGCAGCCGGATCATGGACCGCTATTCAATCGTCGCCTGTATGACCCCACGGCCGATGCTATCGGTAGCTACAACGATGCTGTGCGCGCGATTGGCGAACGCGTTCGCGCTGGGGAGCCGGTGCCGGAATTCTTTTTGAGCAAGACGGCCGAATGATCCGTTCCAGTTCTTCTTCTTCCATGGTTGCACCCTGATGGGACAGATCGTTCAATTTGGCGAATGGCTACCAGATCAGGCCGATTTTGGCAATCCTGGGACGCCGTTCCTCCTCAATGTTGTGCCTCGCACTCAACGATCCTATGGGCCGTTTCAAGGCCCGGTGGCATACAGCAATGCGCTCGATAATTCCTGTCAGGGGGCCTACAGCTGGCGTGATGTGAACGGCAATGTCTACAACTTCGCGGGCGATGCTCATAAGCTTTATCTGCAGCAGACCGGCAGCACCAGCTACAACGATGTAAGCAAGAGCGGCGGCTACGATACAGCGCCTGTCCCCGATGGGTTCTGGGATATGACCAGCTACGGCCGCCGCGTCATCGCGACCAACGGCAATGATCCGGTCCAGACCTTTCTGATGGCGGGCGGCAGCGGCACGGGCAGCGCGGCCTTCGCCGATCTCTCCGCTTCAGCGCCAAAGGCCCGGTTCTGCATCGTGATCCGCGACTTTCTGATGCTCGGCTCGACGACCGATCCGGTCGGGGGTTCGATGCCGTATCGCGTATGGTGGAGCGCGATTGGCGATCCGACACAATGGCCGACGGTCGGCAGCGATGCGGCGATTTCGGTACAGAGCGACTTCCAGGATCTGCAGCAGACC